AATCAGTGACATCAGACTCACCAAATTTATTTCCTAATTCTCCCCCATTAACAATTAACCAACAAGGCATACTTGTAAAACCAGTATCAACTATTTGAATATCTGCAGGATTCTCAAAATCATTATTTGTATACTTAGTTTTGGTATACATAATATCCGGCAATAAATTACCTTGCTCATCCTGTTTATGTGAATAAAGATGTAGATAAAATACTCTTCTTGCATCATCATCAGTATATAATACATTTTGAGGAGCTGATTCAAAGATTCTTACCTCAATAAGGCTACCATCATTATCCTTATAACTAAAGTTCTGTATAGGCTCATACTTTAATTTAAAAGGCTCTCCAGGATTTGCTTCAATACGCAATAATACACGTTGCTCTATTGTTGCCTCTAGAAAAGCCTTTCTAGTATTCTTCCAAAATTGATTATCCTCAAATACATCTTCAAGAAATCTTCTTAAATTTTCAGTTTCTTCTTTGTCTTCAACATTATCAGGTTTTATAACTAATGTTGGTATATTACTAAACATAAATCTAGCTTGTTTTTTCAATAAATGCTTAGTCTTATTTCTAATATCTTGTGTTGGTGTATAATCAAGGTTATCATTAATAGGCCAATTTTGTCCATACCATATTGGGTCTTTCTTAGCTAAATCTAAATTTTTAGATTTACCACAATAAAAAAGATAATTACTAAAAGCTCTTCTTCTTTCCATTCTTTCATAATCATCTAAACCCAATAGAGTATTTCTAATTCCTAATAAATCCATGAAAATTATACCTCCTCTCTTCTAAAATACACTTCTACCCTTTTTAGCTAATGTCATCATTGAGGCAACTTCTTCATTATTCCCTCCATAACCTTTATTATATATCTCTTCATCATAAGGCTTATTATTTATCATTATAATAGTATTTACAAAGTATCTAATGGCATCCATAGCATGGTCATTCTGTTTCAAGGGTTTATCTTCCCCTCTTTCTACTGCCTTCGTATCCCATATATAACTAGAAAATTCTTTAAATACTGATTTACAACAATCATTAAATTTAATAAGCTCTTGACCCAAACAGGTAGCTGTATTCCTAATCCCCTTATATACTTGGTTATTTGCTTTCCTTACCTCAAACTTATCATACTTCCTAATTAAAGTAATAAATGAAGCAGCACTTGGGTCAATTATAATACTCTTTATTGGGTAATCACCCACAAACTTAACTAAATCCTGATAGTATTCAATATCAGATTTTTGTTTACTTTTATCTCTTCCACTATAATAGTATTCTTTTATGCAGTACCATACATTTTTGTATTTACCCCATAATAAGAATACTGTGGCATTTTGTGTTCCATAATCACAACTTACATAATATTCTGTATAATATCTATCCATAGTAGGTACTTTGTGTATGTTATCACTATACATATCATAGATAATACCTTCAGCCTGTACCCACAATCCTAGTATATATCTTTGATAGAATACTCCAGTAAATAAACGTTTAAAACGTTCTTTAATTTCCTTAGCTAAGCTTAAATTATCATCCATTGTAAAATGTAAATATAATATATTCTTTTTCTTAGCTTGGTCAATATAATCAGTTTTTACAAAGTGATAAGGAGAGCCAGGATTACAATTTAAAAATATTTTAGCACCTTCAACTGAGCATCTACCCATCATCTGGTCCACAAAAGACTTGGGAAACAAAGCAACTTCATCAGCAAAAGCTCCAGCTGCAGTTAATCCTTGAATCTTATCTTGTGATTTCTCATTTGAGGCATCATACATATAATAAATATTATTACCAACAATAATATAGTTCTCACTTCTATTATATTGATATATAATTCCCCAAGCTGATAGAATCTGTAGCATTGGGCTAATAACATTCTTTTTCAATGCACCAATTGTTCTACCTGCAATAATAAAAGTTTGGTTTCTATAATGTTTCATACTCCATCGAATAAAGCTACATAACATAGATATGGTTTTACCACTTCTAATAGCTCCATCGGCAATCACAATATCCACAGACTCATAAGGTGAACCTTTTTCCCAGAAATAAAGAAGCTTTTGTTGTTTTTTACTGAATTTTTGGAATTTGAAATCACTACTCTGTTTTCTCTTCACCATCATCATTAAACAGCCCCTTTATATCATTCTCACCTGGAGAGGAAGCCTGGATAAATTTATCAATCTCATTTTGAGTTTGAGTACCATTATCACCCTTGACTTTATATTTTTCAAGTTTATATTGCTTCTTAGCCAATTTTAATCTTTCTTTCTCTATCTCCATTTTAGTATCAATAGGTAAAATAAAGTAGAATCTTTCAAGCCTTTTCAAAGCCTCTAATCTATCTTCTAATTTTATTTTTAATCCAGCTTTTCCCTGTGATACTTCAGATATTAATTGACCATCTACTTCAGAAGAACTTCTAAATCTTAATTCATTTCCTTTGAATATAGCAATATCAGTCATATCAGCAAAAGCTATTTTTAGATACTGTTTCACAATATCCATAGCATCTACAAATAATTCTTCATCTCTGTTAGATTTTATATGTCTAATGAAATCCTTGATTCGTGGTGTATGAATTAATTGACCACCAATTCTATGTGCATACTTAGCAGAATATCCTGCTCTTGCAGCTGAGGTTGTACTGTTAAAAGTTTTTAAATAATGATAACAAAACAATTCTTCCTGTTCAGTCAATTTATATTTTTTAGCACCCTCAGCAATAAAATCTTTGGTCTTATCACTTAACTCAACAACATCACCAGGATTCTCATGACACAAATCTTCCCAATGTTCAGCATCCATCCATTTACGAATATATCCCTGGGGAATTTTACCTACTCGGGATAAAACTTTGATGGACACAGCTCCATGGTCTTTTATATACCTTTTTTTACAAACAGCCTTACATCTAGCCATTTGCTTTTTAGTATATTGTTTTGCAGCCTCATCGTATTTTTTATTACCCAATGTAATCACCCCCCATGTATATATAATGTAATTAATATTAATTTATATGAATAATAAAATCTTGTAAAATAATTAAAGTTTACAGAATTTTATATATTTTTAACCTAAATAAAAACATTGACATAACCAACAATGTCAGTCATATCAATGCTTTAAGGAATGTTAAAAATGAAGTTAACTATTATTTTACAAGATTATTATACCATATAACCTTAGATAATGTCAACAGTTTTTCATAAATTTATTGATTTATTTAAGACCTAAGGTCAAGACCTAGGGTCATTTTTAATACATTTTACATTTTGAAGGCCTTTTATTACATCTTCCTCAGTCAAACAATGTTCAATTAATAATTTTTCCATTGATTCTTCAATTTCTTTATCTGTAGGCAATATACCATTTTCATCAGTAACTCTTCCTACATATTCATCAAACTTATTATGACTCATCCCATAACCAATAGACTTATATTTATCTAATTCAACACCTTGTTCTTCCTCCCACTTTTTAACAGCCTCTAAATACTCTTTATTATCATTTTTCCTAGGTTTACATTCTAATATTCTGTTGTCTTTCATTATTTGTTTTAAATTCCTATTTCCACCACCTTCGGAACTTCCCCCACCAGTGCCTCTATGCAAATCCTCTCTATATACTTCATATATATCTTTAACTAATTCTCTTTCATATACTTTATATAGCTCTTTATATTCATTTTGAAGCTCCCTGAAGTACTTTGTATTATTCCCCTTAGAATTTATATCAATCATCTGTTTTAACTGTCTTAGATAGTCTAATTTGTTTGTTATTTTACTTTTACAATTCTTCATACATTCCTTAAAAGCTTTACATTGCAATTTATCCTTATTAAGTCTTAGGCAATCAACACATTCTACTGGTATAACCATATTCTCTACACCTCTTTTTCTAATCTATATTTATCTTTAAATATTCTAGCACTGCATATGGATATTTTATTCTCATCCTTTATTATAAAATCTCCTATATGAACTATTCTACCTTTTATCCTTAAAGTAGGTCTTCTTAGGTCATGATAATTTACTACAACTTCACATTCTACTAAATCTGATATTCTATTAAGGCACTTCATATTATCAAAGAATTGTTCTACCTCTAATTCCTTATCTTTACTGTGACATTTCATTTTTACTTCTCCTCTCTGTATTCATTTGATGATTTACCATAATTCCCATTAGTAAATATAATTCTCTTACTTGAGTTCCATTGATTTCCTTATTCTTATAGGATTCATCAACCATCTTACTTAATTCCACTGTATTATCAATGTTTACTATTCTATCAAATAACTCATGATATTCCATTACTTATCCTCCAACTTATATACTCTAACTCCACTATTTACTAATATATCAATTCCTTTTATATCTCTATATTCTTTTTCAAAATATACTCTACTAATTCCACTATTAATAATTGCCTTAGCACAATTCACACAAGGACTCATACTGCAATATAAATCAGCTCCATCAATACTTACACCATACT